TGCCTCCACTCCCGAGTCCCATCTTCGGACGGGTAGTCCACGATTGCGCGGGCGAGCCACGACGTCCGGTAGATTGCTTCGAGTTGCTGGGCCGTCCAAGGCGTGACGACGTAATGATTGCTAGCCGCCTTGTCGCGCGCGGTGCCCAGGTTCGCCACAATGTTGACGAGCCCATCAGCGAAATTTTTGATGATGCCCATCAGAAGCCTCTCCACGAGTAGCTTCCGCCACCCAGTTCCGTAATTGCGTAGACCATGGCGTCCAGCCGGTCGGGCGACTTCTTCGCCGTGGCCGGGATGTACTCCATCAGCTGGTTCTCGAGTGTGTACAGCGCGCCCTGGTGCGAGACCCGGCCCTGCTCGTACAGCGCCGAAATGGGCTCAGCGCGTGCAAACTTCCCCTTGCTGGCGTGCACTCGAACAATGCGACCCTTGAAGCCCGCGTTCTTTAGCGTGTCCTCGGCCATGTCGCCGCCCTGGTTCGTCTCGATGACGATGGCGTCGGCTTGGTGCTGCTCATATGCGCCCATGGCCTTCTTGGCCCACCCAGCCGGGCTGTATTTGCCGCTGTAATCGCCATCCACCGAGAACTGGCGCTTGTCGCCCGCACCGTAGGAGGTCGCGGCCACGATTCCGGTCTCGTCGCTCGCGTCGCTGTTCGTCGCCTGGGGATCGATTGCCACCACGCAGCGATGGCGCTCCATCCTGATCTGCAGGGCGTGCGCGGCGGCGATCAGCTGTTCGGTCCACAGCGCGCCCTCGGCATTGAACCGTCGCGGCTTCTGCATGTACTGCGCCTCAGCCGTGCGGCGATGCGCAAACAGCGCGGCCCGGTGGGCCTCGTTGTGCTTGAAAGGCCAGAGCCAGCCATCCGGCAACCCATGCTCGATAGGTATCCCGTGGGTGTTCTCGGCCGGGTACGCCTCGATGTTGTCGATGATCACCGGCAGGTTGAGGTGGTGCCACTTCTCCCCAGATCCGCCCCGCAGCAGGTAGCCGCTCAGGTCGTGGTAGTGGATGCGCTGCATGATCACGACCATGGGCGTCGTCTCGATGGCCAGGCGGCTCTTGATCGTCTCGTTGAACCGGCTGTTCACCCCGTCGCGCACAGTCTCGCTATATGCGTCATCGGGCTTCACCGGGTCATCGATGATCAGAGCTCCCTGCCAACCGGGCTCCATGTGCCCGGCCCGAAAGCCTGTCACCTGGCCTGCGGCCGACGACGCGTACACACCGCCGCCATGCTCAGTCCACCACATTGCCTTGCTGTCGGCGTCATCCTTCAGCGCCATAGGCCACATGGCCTGATAGGCGCTGGACTTCACCATGCCGCGCGCGGTGCTGGAGTTCAGCAGCGCGAGGTTGTGAGAGTAGGACAGGTGCATGAACCGGGCGCGATTGTTCAGCGCCAGACCCCGGCCGATCATGTTGATCGTCGCCAGCTCGGTCTTGGTGTACCCCGGCGGGACGTTGATGATCAGCCGCGTAATCTCGCCAGACACCACGCGGTCCAGCGTTTCCTGAATCACCTTGTGGTGCGGCGCCACGATCATCTTGGCCCCGGTGCGCTGCTTGAAGAAGTAGCGCGCGAAGTACAACCCCTCTTCCTCGCACTCAATGCGGCGCGCGATTGCCTGTTGGTCAGCAGTCGTCATTTGCAAGCATCTCCTTGCGGGCCTGCTTGTATTCCTCTTTGCCCAGCGTGGCGACCTCCATCGGGCCGCCGTCCTTGCCGGTGTGCTCGACGCGCTCCTTGAACATCCCCAGGTGCCGGCCGATATCGACCAGAGCACCCTTCTTATCGTGCAGCTTCACCTTGAGCCCGTCGCGGCCCTCGCTAACCTCTGCGATGGCTGCAGCGGTCGCGTCGTCAACGTCATCCGCAGAGATGAGGGAAAGGCCATGGTACGGCTCGATCACCGGCTCGCCATCTTTGCCCTCGGTGGCGCGCAACTCAGTAGCGCCCCAGCGCACTACCTTGCGGATGTCGCTGAAACCGATCTTCGCCAACTCGCGTAGCACCATGTCCTGGGTTATCTCGGTACGCTGTGCCCTAGCCTGCATGGCGGACTGGACTGCCTCTGAGACCTTGACATTGCTTAACAGTCGGCTTGCCTGCTCGGGAGCTGTCTTAGCGCTATAGCCGGCCCTGATCGCGGCCTGAGTCGCGTTCAGGTCAATCAGGTACTCAGCCACAAAGCGCTCTTGTTTGGGAGTGAGCTTCATGCGAATATCTGTGGATTTTTAAACAGGGTGGATCTATGACAATTAAAGAAATTGACCGATTCCAAGTCACCGGCGAAAAAGACCCGAACGTCCAATACCTGATCCTCTACCAGGAGTACATCGTCACCAATGACGAAGATGGCCGATCAGTCATTCCTGGGTTTCAATACATAGAAAACATGCTCGGACAAAAGGTGAACATGATTTCAGACACTCAATTCGAGGTCCCTGCGACGGGCGAGGTGCTCACGCGCGTCTAAACGCTAGCCAGAGTTGGTAGCCCTCTACGTTCCGATGAGAACTTAGTGCCGACGTGCTATGCAAAAGAAAAAGCCACCCGAGGGTGGCTTTACTTCATGACCAGACCGACGAATCAAAAACTCATCGGCGGTAATTTAGCTTCATCTTTATCTGGCAAGCTGGGTATTTGAACCCAATCGGCATCAACTGAGTGGGGCTCCCAATTATCCGTAGTCTCCCCGCGGCAACTCCAAGCTGTACCGTCATCTGCTATCGCAATGAGCGTCACTGCACCGTTTTGCACATACGGCTGAATGCTGGCAAATTTTCGCTTTCCCATCGTCGTTCCTCCTTCGGATGTATTCACATCTTCTCAGAACAGGAACTTAAAAGCAGAAAGCCCTCTCATTCCGCAAGAAATGGGCGCCTTGTGGAAAGGCGAGCTTCACCATCTCGGGCTATCCAAGGGCGCTACGGGCGCACAGCGGAACGTTTCAACGGTGACGCCGGTCAACAGGATGTTTCCTTGCGAACCGGCAGTCGCAATTTTACATGCCGTGCGACTTATGTCAACCAGGGGCATGCGCGCCCTCCTTGATTTCGTGCCTTGCGTAGCCGATGCACTCGCTCATGTAGGCCCGGGCGGCCTTCTCGACGTCGCCAGCCACTAGACGCTCGCCGCTGCCACCACAGCCGCCGCAGACATCTTCAGACAGCTCCGTCTCGCTCCACTTCGCCAACTGCAACTTGCGGCCGCGGCAGAACGGGCACGCCTGGTCCAGCCAGCCCAGCACCATCTGCGTAACGGATTCGTTGCTCATGCCGTCCAGCAGCAGCTTGATGGCCAGGTGCTGGCACACTCCCTTCAGCGAGCGCAGCGACATCGACAGCAGCGCGACCTCGCTCTGGTATGTGGCCTCGAGCTTCTGGCGCGCGGCTTCGCTCGTTTCCTTGGTGACTTTCGTCACGCCCCGACTGAGCGACTTCTGCGCGGCCCAGGCGATATCGCGACGGGTCGGCCTGCGCGGAATGCGACGCGGCGACGAGTCCCACTCGGACTGCAGGCGCATGAGCGCGGCTCCGAACCTTGCTTTCGTCAGGCCCGCGGCGATCAGGTAGTCAGCGTCCCCGGTGACGCGGGCATCCAGGCGCAGATGGCTGGACTGTGTGGCGGCGGCGTAGCGTTCTTGGGTGGTGGGTGCTTCGATCATCGGTTCCCTTTTTTCAATGCCTTGGTCTTGGCGCGATAGGTATCGCGGATCTCGCGCAGCTGGTCGACGGTGAACTTGCGGACCTCGTTATCGGCCTCGAGGGCTTCAACCCGGGCGAGGCCGATGCGCTCGATCAGGCGGATGCGGTAGTCCACTGCATTGCCCGACAGAAACTGGTTGTCATGCTTGCTCTGGGCGTGGCAGTTGTCCTCGTTGAACCGGAGGTGAGGCGCGGCACCGGTGGAGCGGTAGTGGCCGGCGTCTACCTGGTTGCCGGACCAGTCGAGCGGGCGGCCGGAGCTGATGCAGGCATGGCCGGCTTGGCGGTCGCGCTCACGAATGAACTCGTTGAAGGCCTGCTGCGCCTCCTTCATCCATTCGCCGCGGGTCTTCAGGGCTTCGCGGCGCTTCTTGGTCGCGGCGCGCTCCTCCTGAGATGCAACCTTGCATGCCTTTGCGGCTCTTCGCTCGGCCTTCGCGGCCTGGGCATCCGCATAGCCGGCGTGGCAGGTCGAGTGGATGCGCTCGCCTTCATTGAGGCGGCGTCGGCAGTGCGGACAGAGTGCGCGGCGGATCATTTGCCATGCCTCCATGCGCAAATGATTGCTGCGACACCGTTGAACACCGTCGCCAGCAGGCATGCCGTCCCGAGGAAGATCCAGAAGCTGCTGAAAATGAAGCTGAGGATGTCCATCATGCTTCGTTCGCCCATGCGTGTGCACATGCTGCGCGGCAGTGCCAGGCCCATGCCCATTGGGCGTAGGCTTCGCGCGGACTGTGGCCGACGCCGGTGATGCCAGGAGTACGGCACTGCCAGCAGTGGCCGTTGTGTTTGATGTGTGGCTTTGCCATCATTTGCCTTTCACCGGGTAGTCTTCAATTTCTGGCGTCCCGTATGAGCAAGGCGGTCGATACTCTGGCCACTTCCGATCAGGGTGCATGTCCAGCCAGAGGTAACTGCCGCAGATGTCGATCCAGTGGCGCTCCCAACGGCCGCCATGCCAACGGCGATACCACCTGAAACGCTGGCCGAAGAAGTGCGTGAAGAAGAAGCCGCGAAAGAACTGCATTACTTGCCCTCCCAGAGGTCGTAAAAGGTGACACCCAGCTCCGAAGCCGCGTAGGCCTCGACCTGGGCGCAGAATTCGGAGAACTCGACAGTCGACAGGCCGGTGCTGCTCTTGCCGATGACTTCGCCGCTGGGAAGCTCCTCGACGCCGATGAACTTGCGCTTCATGAATTCGTGCCAGTTCTCGGCGCTGTAGAGCCGGCCGCCGACGGATGCTTGAGCGGCGATCTGGGCCAGGACGCCGTTTCCCCAATAACGACGGTTCTGCGGCTTGGTGCGCTTTCGCCGTGCGATGGTCAGCACCCAACGGCCGCCTCCCTGCAGCGCATCCCGAAGGAAGGGGTACAGCTGCGACTGGATCAGGCTCCAGGCCTGGGCGCGGTTGTGGAGTTCGAGTTCAAGGCGCTCAGTCATGCTCGCCCCAACGGTTTGCCAGCCAGTCGCAGACGTCATCGAGACAAAATGCAGCCATAAAAGCCAGAACGCCCGCCCACCAATTGAAGCGAATGGAAATCTGGGCCGCCCAGATCACAGCCCAGATGGTTAAGAGCGAGTAATTTCGATCAAAGAGCCAGCCCATCATTTCGTGCCCCTTTCCATGGCCCAGGCCATGATCCCAATGAATCCCAGACAGAGGAGGAAGCCTATTGCGGTCCAGATGGTCATCCAGTCACCTGCGCCAGTTGGTTGAGAGAGCCGATGACGGCCATGAAGAAGAACAGGCCGGCGACCGATGCCAGGGTGTTCCGCAGCCACTTGACCTCTTCAGCCAGGAACGCAGCGCCGCAAAGGAGCAGCGCGGTGCTGAGGTGGCAGAAGACAAGCCAACTCATGCGACCTCCTTCTGAGGCTTGCCGGCCCAGGTCAGGGTCTCGTCTTCGCCGTCGTTTGGCCGGATCGGGCGCAGCTTGAAGTCATCGCAGCCGACTTTCTCCCCGGCTTTCGCATTGCCAAAACTTGCTGTCGCATCGCTATGAGGGATCACGGTCCAACAGCCATGCCCATAGACCGGATGCTCATGAAGAACATCAACCAACTTGCCTACGTTCTCCCCGCTCACCACGATTGCCAAGTCGCCTGGTTTGCAGTTCAGCTTCATTTGGTCTTCTCCATCCACTGCCGGCGCTTTGCTGCCTTGTCGGCGTCGAGCGGGGCGAACTTCTCACATGCCCGGGCTTGGGCGCTGGTGGTGTGGCCGGCGAGGGGCTTCTTCTCGCAGGGCGCGAAGCCCATGCGGGCCAGCGAGGCATCGCCCTTCTTGGGCTGCCAGTGGGTGCAGGTGAGGCAGGTGCTCATGCCGCCTCCAGGCCAAGGGCTTGCCGCGCGAACTTCAGCGAGATGGGGCGGATCCGCTCGCCTGCGTCGGCACGGCGGACGAGCGTCTTGGCCCAAGCCTTAGGGTCGTTCAGGCCGGATGCGATGGCTTGGCGCACGCCCAGCTGCCGCTCCAGTTCGCCAGCGACCACGGCAGGGTCAGCCTTCGGCGCCTCGATGCGCTGCGTTTCCTTGCGCGGCGCGGCCCGGCACAGGTCGCGGAACTCGAACACGTTGGGGCACTTGGCCGATAGGTGGTCAAGGGCGTAGCGAATGTCGGCCACCGTGAAGCCGGCCAGATGGCTGCCCCAAACGGTTTTGACGTCGTTCAGCGGTGCAGTGCCCAGGCTTCGGTCCCAGGCGGCGCCGTAGGTTGCGGACAGCGTTTTGAACAGCATGTCAATGTTGCTTGCTGCGGAATCCATGGCTCAGCCCTCCAGGCGCAGATGGTTGCCGCGCGGCGTGATGTCGATGACGTTGCGCGGCTGCTGCGCGATTCGGTCGGGATGGACTTGGCCAGTCATCTGCTCCCAGCGGGCCCAGCCTTCTTCGCGGTCTGTCTGCGCGAACGACTTCGGTGCCGACGCGATGCGTGCGCCGGGCTGCTGCCGGGCTTGGCGGAACTTGCTGGCGTTGCGCAGCCAGGTGCGGAATCCGGCCTGCCAGTCCTTGAACGTGGTTCCCTTGGCCGAGTGGTGGTCAGCAAATGCGGCCAGCTCGTCGTCAAGGCTGATGCCGAGGTCCTGCGCCAAGCGGTCGGCGGTTTCGTCAGGCCGAAAGTCGTTTGGCAGAACCGTTGCCCTTTTCGCTTGGGCTTTCGGCGCATCAGCGCCAATGACGGTTACTGATGGTTCATTGACGGTTCTATGACGGTTATTTACGGGTGCAACCGGTTGCACCCTTTTCTGCTGTGGATTGCACCCTTTCTTGTCGTGGATTGCACCCTTTACGTCGTCGTTTGCACCCTTTTTAAACGGTGCAATTTCTGCACCGTTTATCCAATCAAGCGAAATCCGGTACTCGGAATGCATCTGGCGGCCGCCATTGCCAGAATTCACCAAGATCAGCCAGCCGGCATCCTGCATGCGGCGCAGCTGGTACTGCACGCTGCGCACGGACTGGCGCGTCTTTTCTGCCAAGTGCTCAACGCTGGGGAAGATGTGCCGGCCGTCTTCGTGTGCGTGGTCAGCAAGAGCCAGGGCGAGCAGCATTTCGCCGCCGCCGTTGGGATAGCGGTCGAACACTGCGTTCATGACTTTGACGCTCATACGGCCTCCCACACCCGGGCACCGCCGCGGACAACGTCTTGGCCGTCAACCTGCACCACGCGCGCTTTTCCGTTACGGAAGAGTTCCGGCAGTCGGCGGTCGAGTTGAACGACGGTCAGGCCCGTGAGAGCCGTCAATTCGTGAGCAGTGGCCGGCCCTTGCTTTAGGGCTGTCAGGATGCGGCCGCAGTGAGCACCCGAAAAGGCGCAAGCGCCCTCGGCGGCAATCACGCTGGTGATGGGGTCGTGCGCGCGCACAAGCATGGAAGCATTCATTGGCTTCTCCGAAGCGGGTACACCCTGGCCGGCGTCGTCTTGATGCGGTAGCGAGCCGAGAGGATGGTTTGTGCAAGCTGCGTGGCAGCCTGCTCTGGCGTCATCCCATGCGCAGAGGCATAGGACTGGAGTGCTGCAGACTCCCGATCCGACAGATCGAGCACCTGCTGGGGCTTGGGTTTCTTTGGCACAGGTGGTCATTCCGCGTTACGCATTCGTTGAGGAAAGTCACGGCCGCGCTACTGGTGAGCTGCTCGCAATTCGGGAGCACCGGAACCAGAATTGACGCCATGAACACGGGTCAAACCTTCAAGAATCAATTCGCGCAGAAACACAGAGGTCTGCATGCCGTTGAACTCGGCCATCGCATCCGCCAGCCGGGCCTCGGCATCGTTGAGAGACAGGTTCACGCGGTGCTTGCGGATGTGTGCGGGATCGGCGTACATGATTGGTCAGGCTTCTTGAGTGGCGGGGGTGGATGGGGTGATCGTCTTGGGCGGCTTGATGCCGCGTCGCTTCCCGATTCGCAGCAACGCCGTACCCAGAGAGCTGCGTGGCTCCTTGGTATTGCCGGAGGCGAGATCGGAAATGGTGGATTGGCCACAGCCCGCCTCTTTGGCGATCTGGCTCTGGGTGACGCCTTTGGCGGCGAGTGCGGAGAGGTAGTCTTTCCATTGCATGGAGCGGAGCATATCGGTTTTCCGATGCTTTTACAAGCGGAATACCAATATCGGATTTCCGTATGCTTTTGACCATGACGACAGAATTCGGAGCGCGGCTGAAAAAGGCGCGCAAACACACCGGCTTTACACAGGTGCAACTCGCCAAACGAGTTGGAATCGGCCAGTCCACACTCGCCGAACTTGAGAAGACAGGACAGGGGACTAGCCATGCGGTAGCAATTGCGCAGGCGTGTCGCGTATCCGCGAAGTGGCTCACGAGCGGCGACGGCGACATGCTGGAAGGCTTCACCAAGCAGCCGATCGACCTGGAGAACAACCCGGACTACCCGGCAGTGCGGCGCGTGCTGTTCAAGCTGTCTGCCGGCGCTACTGGATTCGGGGTTGACTACAGCGAAAACCTTGGGCCACCCATCGTCTTTGAGAGGGAGTGGTATGAGCGCCGCAACCTAATTCCGGAAAAACTGTTTGCCACCAGCGTGAGCAACGGAAGCATGGAGCCCGGGCTGTATGACGGCGACACGGTAATCGTGAACACGGCAGGCACTGAGCCTAAGGATGGCTGCGTGTTCGCTGTGAACTACGAGGGCGAGTTGGTCATCAAGCGTTTAGTGCGGGACGATGGACAGTGGTGGCTTTCATCGGACAACCCAGATCAGCGGCGCTACCCACGCAAGGTATGCCATGAGGGCGTTGTGCTGTTGGGCCAGATAGTCCATAAACAGAGTGAGCGAATCTAGGGGAATGCGCATGAAGACGTTGTTTTCTGCAGCTGTCCTGGTCATGGCATCCGCGGCTCACGCGGACACGTCTTTCCAAGACCGATACCCCGGCCCATGGAAGGAAGATTTCAATGCGCCTATCAGCAAGGCTCTGGCACAAAACTCGGCAAGAGGATGTGGCGAATTCAAGTACCGCCAAAGCAGCAAAGACAAGGGCGAATACCTTGTGTACTGCACGCGGGATGGTCGCAACTGGTCAGCCTACTTTGTCTGGCCATCGATCAAGAAGATCACAGGTCCACACCAGGTGTCGGCGGCGATTCCGCCCTGACGGCTGCGCGGACTGCACGCTTCTGTCGGCGGGCGCGGAGTCGACGGTGTTTTGAGCAATGCCTGGTGAACACAGGCACGCAGGTGGCCGCCTAGTTTTTGAGAAGAAACCAAGGAGAGAGGGATGCAGACACTATCGACGATTGAAGAAGCGTTAGATTTCATTGAGGCCACCGGAGCGCATGGCGAAACAGCTATTCGCTTCGACGGGGAACTGCAAACCCTTTCGATAGAAATTGAGGGCCCGGGCTATCATGGCGAAATAACCGGGGAGATAGCCCGAGGCCTAGCAGTATTTCAAGAAGAAATGTATCGGGCTGCACGTTTTGCAGTCACTGGAGAAGCTGGTCGAGGAACTAGGCTTACTAATCCGGACAAGGAAGCCCTTGAACTTCGCATCGAAGTAAAAAAAGGCTGCACTTTGATCAACATTGATCTAGGCAAGTGGTCTGAAGGTTTTTTGAAGGTTCTAGGCGATATGCCCCCTGAAGCTCAAGTTGCGTTAGTAGTATCGGCCATCGTAGTCGTAGCTGCTGCATGGGTTGGCAAGCACTTCGTGCTGGAGCATTTCAAAGCCAAGACAGCAAAGCAAGGAGATGAGGCAGAGCAGGCCAGGATCGACGCAGCGCTAAATGCGAATGTGGCTGTTGTAGACCGTATGGCTAGACTTATTGAGAGTGACGACCGGGTAGCACGCTTTGCGGAGGCGAGTGCAACAGGCATCACCGAGGTGGCGACGCGGGCGAAGGACGCAACTCATATCAAAGCAGGACGGCTGGATTTGGATGAAGGTGACATTGCGGCACTCAAACAACGCAAGCCACGGAGCTCTGCGGAATCTGTTACAGAGACAGGCCATTTCCGAATCATCCATGTAAACGGCAAGTCAAGCCCCTTCAAGTTCACCTTGTCAGGTCAGTCGCTTCCTGGCGAGTTTGCTATCGATTTTGACGAATCCGACTTCACTGAGGCTGAGTGTGCCAGGGTGTGGGCAGCAATTCGCGCCCAGACAGAAATTGAGCTGACGATCAGGGCAGTTCTTTTGGATGGAAAAATCAAGGGGCCGGTTCTGACGGCTATTGAGCCTTCATCGGCCCACGCAGTCGGCTGATTCCTGCTAGCTCAACAAGCCACCAAACCACCTTAGGGTGGCTTTTTTACGCCCGGATCCAAAAAGCAAAAAAATTTCTCACCAACCGATAAAAATATCGGAATTCCGCTTGACTTAATTTATCGGTTTGCCGATACTTCACCCATCGCAGCAACAAACGCGTAACGCAGAAGTTGCAGCGGTGGGTGGCACGGCATCGAACGACCTCCCTCGGCCCTTTAACAAGATGGTGTGATTGAGAGAGGCGGCGGCGTGGATGGACACGCTGGACGGAGTAGACCCGTGGCCTAGTGCCGACCGATGCGCCGAAAGGCTGGCAGAACGCGGGAGCAGGTATCGAGCCCTGCCCGCCTCCCTCAATCACACCAGCCGCAGGATGAATAGGCCGCAAGGCCCTGCCCCTGTGATCTGTCGGCAGAAGCAAAAGACAGCGAGCGCACGAACCAATACCTGCGCCTCAGAGCCCTGCTGGGCTAGATCAAAAAAGCATTCGCGATCCGGCGCGGTTATCCGGAACAGCATCAGCAGCCGCGCGCTGCGAAGGAGAGCACATGCGAGATGAACAGGCCGGATGACCCGGCCACCACCTGGCCGCACAGTCTTGCGGAATGTTGCCGACAGGCGAGTTACCCGGGCAAAGGAAGCGCATCGAGCGCACGGGGTACTTAGGGTGTGGCGAGCCCGTAACGCATCAATCAAGCCTCAAGCACACAAGCCGAGAAATCGGGGCCTCCCTGGCCAGCCCAGGGCAAGCCAGAGCGCTTTCAACCGAGAGCGCTGCGGTTTGATCAACAGGAGAACAGCATGAATTTGCAGGAGCAAGGATTTCGCCTCATGTGCCGCGGCACCCGTGATTTTCAGTGGGTGCACCCCGCAGACATCCAGCCGGGTCACCTCGACTGCACGGACATGAGCGACACCGAGTTCGAGCAATTGGTGGCTTCGCACTATCGGTGCGCTGAGGAATCAGCGCCCCGCTCTCTTTAGCACCTGCCCGGAAAAGAGTCCGAAGAGAGCTAAAGAGAGGATTTAAGAGAGGCGGCGCCGCGCCCTGAGCGACATCAGGGCGAAAACGAAAACAGCTTCTTCGGAGGCTGTTTCTGTTTTTAAAGGAGGAAGACATGGCAGAGCACAACTACGCGCAGGTGCTGCGCTGGATCGCTGATGGCAAATCGATCCAGTTCAAAACGTGCACTGGCGCATGGGCAGATGAGCACCATGAGCACACGCTTACGAGGTGCGCAAATGGCTGCACGGGATTCGAATACCGCATCAAGCCGCGCACGATGTGGATCAACGGGCGCGAGATTGAAGCGCCACTCGCCACCGCACCTGAGAGCGATTCCATGTACTGGGTCCCTGGTGCATTTGGCGTGGACTATTCCAGGTGGAACGACGGGGCGCTGGACGCTAAGGCACTGGCAGAAGGCCGCGTGTTCTCCAGCAAGAAAGCCGCGCAGGCCGCCTTCGACGCAATCACCAGCCTGCTGGTGCACCAGCCTACCGAATGACCACCCCGAATCACCGCGGATAGGCGCGCGGCCTGGCAGGGGCAAGTGCCAGGGG